GAGATGTCTCAGAAGGAGAAACAGTTAGCGCAGGTTCGTGCCGAGCGTGAGCGCATCATGCAACAGCAGGAATATGACAGGCAACAACAGATGAGACAGATGATTTCTGTTGAGTCCGAGAAGCTAGTTGCTGCGATACCTGAGTATGCTGATCCGAACAAGGGCGAGACAATCCGCAAGGAAATCCGCAGTTTCGGTAAGCAGATGGGATTCTCTGACGAGGAATTGGCTAATGTGTTCGATTCCAGAGCAGTTCTGACGCTGTACAAGGCTATGCAATACGACAAGTTACAGTCGAGCAAACCTGCTGTTAACAAGAAGGTTTCAGAGGCTCCCAAGGCGATTAAGCCAGGCGTTTCTAAGCCGAGAGACAGTAATAGCGAGGAACTGAGAAAACTTAAAGCGCGAGCAAAGCAATCTGGAAGGGTTGCAGATGCCGCAAGTGTATTTGAACGATTCTTATAAGGAATGTAATCATGGCAACTTATACCGCCCACAGCGCGATTGGTCAGCGCGAAGATTTGACCGATGTAATCTATGACATTTCGCCTACCGAGACTCCTTTCATGTCTTCGATTGGCAAGACGAAAGCTACGGCTGTCTACCACGAGTGGCAGACCGACACCCTTGCAGCCGCTACTACTGCTAACGCCGCTGTTGAAGGTGCTGACGCTTCGGACGCTACCCTGTCTCCGACTGTTCGTCTTGGCAACTACACTCAGATCCTGCAAAAGACTATCAAAGTCTCTGGCACTCTGGACACAGTGAACAAAGCAGGCAGAAAATCTGAAAAAGCTTATCAACTTGCTAAGGCCTCCCAGGAAATTAAGCGAGACCTAGAGACCATCCTGCTGTCGAATCAGGGCCGTGATGCTGGCAACGGTTCTACTGCTCGTAAGATGGGTTCGCTGCTGTCATGGATCAAGACTAACTCGTCTGCTCAGACTAACGGTGGCGATCCTACGACTATCGGTGTTTCGACCCGTACTGACGGTAACACTCGTACATTCACTGAAGCCCTGCTGAAAGAAGTCGTGGCTGAGGTGTTCGTATCCGGTGGTTCGCCTAAGGTTCTGATGGTTGGCGCAACTGGTAAGCAGAAGGTGTCTTCGTTCACTGGTATCGCTGAGACTCGTTTCAATGTAACTGGTGCTGCTCCTTCGACGATCATTGGCGCGGCTGACATCTACGTTAGCGACTTCGGCAATATGTCGGTTGTACCTAACCGCTTCATGCGTACCCGTGAGGCGCTGATCCTCGATCCTGAGTATGCAGCAATTGCTTACCTGCGTCCGTTCCAGACTAACGAACTGGCTAAGGCTGGCGATGCTGACAAGACTCAGATCCTGGTTGAATGCACACTTGAGGTTAAGAACGAGGCTGCTCATGGCATCGTTGCTGACCTGAATATGGCTCTGTAAATAAGATAGCCCCTGACCTTATGGTTGGGGGCTTTTCTACGAGGATTTATGACCTATAGACAATCTGTTGTTCATGCGGACGGTGATGGCGGGATTATCATCGAGACTAAACAAGATGTTTCCGAGATACTAGAAAGTAACAAGGAAATACTAGAGGCAGACAAGCAAAGGACTGGGCATCTAAAAGACCTTCATCATGTAGCAAGAATCCCGTTTACGGTTATTGATGACCTGAACAAGATGGGGATAATGAAGGGGTTTCAGATAGTAGATGATGCTGCTTTTGCTCGATGGCTCAACAATTCCGATAATGCACAATGGAAGGTTTATAGGGGAACTATATGATCGTTGGAGTTTGCGTACCAGCTAGGGATGAGGTTCATACAGCGTTTGCATTTGACTTTGCCAAGATGGTTGGTAGAGACTCAAAGCATCGTTGCTCTAAGGAAGGTAATGGGCTAAAACTCTATACGATGGCAGGAACGCTGATATTCGATCAGAGAGAGAAGCTAGTAGATGCTGCTCTGGCTGAGGGATGTGAGGCGATTCTGTTTATTGATTCAGACATGAGGTTTCCTGCTGACATTATTGACGTTTTGTTAAGTAGGGATGTTCCGATTGTTGGGGTTAATGCGGTAACGAGAAGGAAGCCGACATTACCGACTGCGTTGAATCTGGAGATTGAGAAGAATGACGAGGGGAAGATTATTCGTCATGCTTGGCATAAAGTAGATTCGATGAATAGAGAGGGCGTAGAGCCTGTTACAGCGGTTGGTTTTGGTGCGGTGATGATTCGTAAGGAAGTCTTTGAGAAGGTTCCTAAGCCTTGGTTTGATGTAGGTTGGGGGTCAAAGGGGATTATTGGTGAGGATGTGCATTTCTGCATTAAGGCTTTAGATGCAGAATTCCAGACTTATGTAGATCACAGTCTCTCAAAGCATATTGGTCACATTGGTACTTACGAGTATCGATGGGAAGATGTAGAGGATGGCGCTATAGAGGCGCACAATAACGGGAAATAGACATGGCATTTACGAGCTACAGTGACCTAAAGACTACGATAGCGAACTATCTAGCTCGTAGTGATTTGACTGATGTTATTCCTGACTTTATTCGGTTGGCTGAGGAACGGTTACGCCGTGATCTAAGAACCCGTCAGATGTTGGTGGTAGCTACTGCTAGCACAGTTGGTGGAGAATCCAAGGTAGGACTGCCAGCAGACTTCTTGGAAATGCGCGATATTCATCTGAATACGAATCCGATCACTTCACTTTCTTACGAAGCCCCTAATACGTTTTATTCAAGCTCCAGACCGACTGAATCTGGTATCCCAAGAATATACACGGTGTTGGCTTCAGAGTTGCAATTTGCCCCTATTCCCGATACTGCGTATACGGTTCAGATGTTATATTACGCAAAGCCTGTGCTTATGAGTGATAGTAACGTCAGTAATACATTCTTGCTTAATTATCCAGATGCTTTGTTGTATGCTGCATTAGGCGAGGCTGAACCGTATTTAATGAATGATGCTAGGTTGCAAGTTTGGGCATCTTTATATGATCGTGCAATAACATCGATCAATACTTCTGACCAAGCTAGTGAATATAGCGGTCAGCCTATGTCAATGTCTTATAACGTGAGGTGAAATCATGGCAGAAATGTCAAACTATCTCGAAAACGCGCTAATTAACGCTACTTTGAGAAACACAAGCTACACAAGCCCTACAACGGTTTATGTGGCTCTTTACACTACAGACCCTACTGATGCAGATACTGGAACTGAGGTTTCTGGTGGTTCTTATGCTCGTCAGGCTGTAACCTTTGGTTCTCCGTCTAATGGTGTATCTACGAACAGTGCATCTGTGACATTCCCGACTGCTACAGGCAACTGGGGAACAATTACGCACATTGGTATTCGTGATGCGTCAACGGCTGGCAATCTTCTGTATCACACTCCGCTGGATACATCTAAGACTGTTAACACCAGTGACGTATTTACTATTTCATCTGGTAATCTTTCCGTTACTTTGGAGTAAACAATGGCACTTGTTATTGCTGATCGGGTAAGGGAAACGTCCACCACTACCGGAACTGGCACATTGACACTGGACGGTGCTGTTAGTGGGTATCGTACATTTAGCTCCGGTATCGGCAATAGCAATACCTGTTACTACACGATTACGTTAGGCGCTGATTACGAGATAGGTTTAGGTACGGTTAGTGCTGGTCAATTGGCTAGAACTACGATTCTTAAATCAAGTAATTCCAATAATGCGGTTAACTTTGGTGCTGGTACTAAGGATGTATTTGCGACTTATCCTGGTGATAAAGCTGTAGTAACCGATAATACGCATACATTTACGGCTGCTCAAACATTTAGGGCTTCTAATGCAATTCGCTCTGAAGCAGCGTCAACTCAAGATGCTGTTGTGATAGCTGGCAGAGCTGGAGGTACAAGTTCTTATGCAGTAACGATAACCCCTGCGACATTATCGGCTAATCGCACTTTGACGCTTCCTAATGCGTCTGGAACAATCGTTACAAGCATATCGGACGGTGGCTCCAATATATTTTTGGCTAACACTTTCGGAGGATTTTAATCATGGCTGTTACTGCAACCCCTATTTTTACGCAAACCCCTAATGTTGGTGCATTGAATGCGCTTCTTAGCACTGCGATGACCAACACTAAGGCATTTGACGGTACTGAAACTGCTGGTACTGCAATGGCTTTAGTTTTTACTGCTGGCGCTGATGGCTCTAGGGTGGATCAAGTTGTTTGCCGTTTGTCTTCTACTAACGGCGCTACCGCTTCTGGTACATCTGCTGCCACTTTGGTTCGTTTCTGGATTAATAACGGATCTGCCAACACTACTGCTGGCAACAATATCTTCATTGGTGAAGTTGCCATTCCTGCTACTGCTGTGACCGCTTTGGGTACATCTGCTCTAGCAACGTATTCTTTGACGTTGCCGACAAACGGATTGAATCTTCCTGCGTCATACAGGATTTATGCTGGTACGACGGTAGCTGCTGGCGGTACGAACATTGCGATTGCTGTTAGTGCACTCGGAGGAAATTACTAATGCGAGTTCTTCATAGAACATCGTTTGAATATTCTCCGTCATATCTGGAGGATGTTTACACGATAAACGATGCTCCAGCGTTTGAGATTGATCCTGGCAATGGATCTCTCCAGTTGGTGACTTTGGGAGCTAACCGTACTCCCAAGGGAACTAATTTTAGTTCTGGAGATGCAGTGACACTAATGGTAGACGATGGTTCTGCTGCGACACTAACGTGGACTGATACTACATTCGGCACATCGGGCGTTACTTGGAAAACTGACTCTGGTTCCGCTCCGACACTGAACACGACAGGCTATACGGTGATCGTGCTGTGGAAGGTGAGTACGCAGGTTTACGGCGCTCGCGTGGGGAATAACTAATGCTGGCTAAACAATTACAGGGCGCAGCGTTAGCAACTCAGCCCGTGTACGTGGAAGAGGTCTTCCAAAGCTGGCTCTACACGGGTAATGGCTCTACGCAGACGATCACGAACGGGGTTGATCTGTCTGGTAAGGGCGGATTGGTTTGGACTAAAAGCAGGAGCAACGCCACTTCTAGTGAACTGCGCGACACTCTTAGAGGGGCTACAAAAAGTCTACGGCCTGACTCAACAGCTGCTCAAGTAACAGATACAGGAAGTGCATTAACTTCTTTTAATTCTGACGGCTTTTCTTTAGGTGCTGATACATATTTCACTACAACTAACGTCAATGGACGAACCTACGCCTCATGGACATTCCGCAAGCAAGCGAAGTTCTTTGATGTGGTGACGTATACGGGGAACAGCGTTGCAGGACGTACCATTTCGCACAATCTTGGATCTGTGCCGGGCTGTATTATTGTAAAAAATATTACTAATGCAGCTAATTGGGAGGTTTATCACAGAAGCGCGGCTGCTGCTGGCTTTACCGCAGCACAAAGCAAACTCAATTTAAACACTACCGGCGCAGTTACTGATGACAACCAAGCATGGAACGGAACAGCTCCGACTTCTACCGTGTTTTCTGTCGGTGATGGATTACGCACAAACCAATCAGGAAGCAACTACGTCGCCTACCTATTCGCCCACGACGCAGGAGGGTTTGGTGATGACGGTCTACAGAATGTGGTTACTTGTGGGGGTTTTACGACTAATGGAAGTGGCATTGCTACAGTAAATCTTGGATATGAGCCTCAGTTTATTTTATTTAAACGAACAGATAGTGCTGATAACTGGGAAACTATTGACACTATGCGAGGTTTTTCAATCAATGGTAATGGCACAAGTAGTAGTGTCCGTCGTTTAAATGCCAATGCTTCAGACGCAGAAACATCTTCTTCAGCGTTTGAAATGTATTTGACATCTACAGGATTTGCCACAAATCAGTATTTTTATAACGCAACCTACATCTACATCGCCATCCGTCGTGGGCCAATGCGACCACCCACGAGTGGGACGAGTGTGTTTAGCCCGCAAACATATACAGAAATAATCACAAACCCAACGACGTTAACAACTGGTTGGCCTACCGATTTGCACCTGATTTCAAGAAGAACTGGAACAACAACATTTTATGTTGCAGACAGGTTAAGAGGTTCAATTTTAGGGAATGAAAACTTTTTAGAAACGCCGTCTACTGTTGCGGAAACTGATTATTCAACTAGTCCACCTTTATTTACATCAAATACAGGAATTGTAATAACAAATTTATTTAACAATACCGGAGGACAAACAGATATTTCTTATCAATTCCGTCGCGCCCCCGGCTTCTTTGATGTGGTGTGCTATACGGGGACTGGGGCTAACAGAACGGTCAGTCACAACTTGGGTGCTGTGCCTGAGTTGATGATTGTAAAAACAAGAGTTAATGCTAGAGATTGGATTGTTTATACAGCGGCAACTGGAAACACTGATAGATTAATTTTAAACAAGACTGATGCAAAAGTAGCTAACAGTGCTGATTGGGATAATACTTCTCCAACATCTTCAGTATTTACGGTTGGTGGCAACTATGTTGTAAATGATTTAAATGCTGGAATGGTAGCTTACCTATTCGCCTCTGTCTCAGGAGTATCCAAAGTAGGCAGCTACACGGGCAACGGTTCAAGCCAGACTATCAACTGCGGGTTCACTGCTGGTGCGCGGTTTGTAATGATTAAGCGTACGGATAGCACTGGTGATTGGCTTGTCGCAGATACGGCTAGAGGGTTGGTAAGTGGCAATGACCCGCTATTGCGCTTAAATTCAACGGCAGCAGAAGTGACTACGCTGGATTGGATTGATCCAGATAATAGCGGGTTCATCATCAATCAAGAGACAACCGCCAATGCAAATGTAAACAATGCAACATATATCTTTTTGGCAATTGCTTGAGGACAATTATGGAAATCAGACTAAGATCAACCGGACAAGTGATGACAGAAAGCGAGTTTCGTGCTGCTCATCCGAACACCAGTTTCCCGCAGCAATTGACCGTTGAACTACTAGATGGATTCGATGCTGATCCGGTACTAAACGGAGCGCAGCCTAGTGCTGGTCGTTATCAGACTGTGGCTCGTGATGGTGTTGAGGAAGTTAATGGCAAGTGGTTCACCAAGTTTGTGTTGGCGGACATGGATGCTGACGCTATTGCTGCGGTGGATGCACAACAAGCAACATCGGTTCGTAATTCTAGGGATGAAAAGCTAAAATCTACGGACTGGACTCAGGTTGATGACGCTCCTGTGGATAAAGCTACATGGGCTACTTACCGTCAGGCGTTGAGAGATATTCCTGCTCAAGCAGGGTTTCCTTGGGATGTAAATTGGCCTGTGGAGCCTTAAATGCTTGGATTTATACCGCTAAGTGCTGCTTCTGTATCTGATAACAGTATTACAACTATTGTTCCTGCTAATGCTGTTGTAGTTGGTAGGTCTGTTGTAACGGCTTCTGGTACTCGTCAGGCTAGTGCTAATGCTTCTGTATTAGGTCGTGCCTTAGTAACGGCTTACGAGGGCGCTATACAGGGCAATGCGGCTATTTTAGCTAGGGCTATAGTTACTGCTAAAGAGGCTACGGTTAGCGGTAATGCTGCGATTAACGGTAGGGCTGTTGTTACTGCTAAAGGCGGTTATTCGCTAAGTGCTGTAGCTGCCATAGTTGGAACATCAACGGTTACTGCTAACGGTACTAAATTTGTTGGTGGTAATGCTGCAATATTGGGAAGATCTTCTCTTTCTGCTGATGCTTTTGTTTCTTTAGGTGGATCTGCTCAAATTACTGGTACAGCGATTGTTACTGCTAATTTAAGCCTGAATGTTTTTGCTTCTGGTAGTGTGAATGCTAAATCTTTGTTCACTGCAAAAGGTGCTCTTTACGGTGAGCAGTGGGTAGATAGTCCAGTAGTTACTACAACGTGGTTAGTACAATGAAACAAAAAATCATGTTTGGCGAGTGGTTACCCGATCAGCCTGGTGTTATGGGCGCGGTAACAGAAGCTAAGAATTGTTATCCAGTTACTAACGGATATGCTCCTATTAAGAGTGAGGCTGATTATTCTTCTGATGCTGATACTGACTTAATTACTGTTTTTGCTGGTAAGTATGATTCAATTACTAGCTTATTTGCGGCTAGTGATTCAAAAGTATACAAGTTTGATAGTTCTAATTTTAGTTTAACTGCATTAAATACAACTGGATATTCAGGTATTGAGTCATGGGATATTACCCAGTTTGGCTCTAAGATGATTTTAGCCAATGGTGTCAATAAGCTGCAATCTGTAACTTTAAATGTAACACCACAGCCAATTGGCGATTTAGCTGCTAGTGCTCCTGTTGCTAGATATGTAACAGTTGTTCGTGATTTTGTTGTTGCTGCTAACGATGGCACAAATACGAGTAAGGTTTACTGGTCAGATATAAATGATGAAACGGACTGGACTCCTGCGGCTACTTCTCAATCTGACTTTCAGGTAATTCCTGATGGTGGAGACATTACGGGTTTAGCAGGTGGTGAGTATGGACTTATCTTCTTAGAACGCGCTATTTACCGGATGAGCTATACAGGCTCTCCGTTTTTCTTTCAGTTTGACGCTATTTCTAGGACTTTGGGCTGTATTTCCAATGGATCTATTACTCAATATGGAAATTTGACTTATTTCCTTGCAGACGATGGATTTTATGTTTGCGATGGGCAGTCAACTAGAAGCATTGGTGCTGAGAAAGTAAATCGTTGGTTTTTTTCTAATGCTATTCCTAGTCAAATTGCTACAGGAATGAGTTCTACTGTTGACCCAGTTAATAAGTTAATTTATTGGAAATTTAATAATATTTTTGGTTCTAATAGCATTCTTATTTATTCAATTGAATTAAATAAATGGTCTTATGCAGAAACTACAGCTACAGCCGTTGCGTTTGGTCTAACTCCTAGTGCTACGCTTGAGCAAATTGATATTTACTTTTTTAATAGTTCTGGAGCAAAAACAGGAACGTATACCCAGAGTGGCACTACTGTTACTGTTTCAGTGACGAATCATGGGGTAGAGACTAATGCTCGAATAAAATTTGATGCGACTTCTGGTGCTGGAGTAGATGGCACATTTCCAATAACAAAAGTTGATGCAAATACATTTACATTTACAGCGGCTGCAAGTGCGACTATTTCTACATCAAATTGCACAATAACATTCCCAGATATTGATAATCCAGCAAGCCAAATACCTTTAGATTCTCGTGTCTGGGCTGGTGGTATTTTGCTATTGCTTGGTGCATCTGGCAGGAAAATTATTGCTTTCTCTGGTCAACCTAAGTCTGCCAGTATATCAACGGGTGATATTGATGTAGGACGGTCTACCGTATTGTTAGTTAAGCCAATTATTGATGCTGGTAGCGGAACAACGAGTGCTATTGTTGATGTTGCAAGCCGTAATAATCTTTACGAACAAGTAATTTATTATGCAACAGGAACGATGAATGCTTCTATTGATGCTGAAAACCGTATTGGTTTCCGTTCTAACGGTGATTACCACCGATTAAGACTAACTCCGGAGGGGGAAAGCTGGAAAACGGCTATTGGTCTTGAGGTTGATATTGTGAAACAAGGTGATCGATAAAAAGGGATTATAAGTGACAGACAGAAGTGTACAGTTTCGGACTTTACCGCCATTTGGTGCAACTGAGCGACAAGTTGCTGAGGTTGTTCGCGGGATTATGGACGGAAAGACCAATAATGCAGGATACTTTACGACAGCAACCAGTGCAACACAGACAACATTAAACGACCCCAGAATTAGTTACGATTCAGCAATTATTTTCACGCCAATGAACGATAAAGGCGCTCAGGAAATGGCTAAATTATGGGTAGGAACTAGGTCTAAAGGGTCTGCCGTAATAAATCATGCCAGTAATGCTCATGTTTGCGAATTCATGTATATAGTTGTCGGATGACAGAATTTAAATATATCCCTGTGGAGGATCTCCGCAAATGGTGGCCCAGTCTTCGTGCTGGTTTAGACAAAATTAAGAGTCATAGTTCTGAAAATTGGATACCTGAAGACGTATATACAGATTGTTGGAACCAAAAGGCTATGCTGTGGGTAGCCCTAAAGAATAACCATTTTTATGGCTTCTTTATCCTGCAACCAATGGGCGAGGAACTGCACGTTTGGGCTGCATGGTCGTTAGAAAATGATTATCAAGAAGTGCAAAAAGGTTTACAATTTATAAAAAATATGGCTAGAGATGCTAAGTTTAAATACTTGACATTTGCTAGTCATAGGCCAGGGTGGGTTCGTAGGGCTAAAGCCTATGGATTCCGTCCTAGAAAATGGATATGCGAGGTGTGATATGGGCGGTGGTGGAGGAAGACAAGAGAGTAAAACGGAGATAGGCCCAGAGTTTAAGCCTTTTATTACTTATAGTCTGGGTGAGGCAAGAAGGCTTTATGAGTCCATGCCGCAAGCGCCTGAAACGCTGGCTCCAGAGCAGTCTGAGTTTTCTAAGTTAGCCATTGCAAAGGCAGCAGAACGCGCTCAGGCTGGTTCTCCGCTATTGGAGGCTGGTCAGGCAGAGCAATTGGCTACGATTCAAGGGCGTGGCGTTAATCCATTCTTATCGGGTGCTCTGGAACAGGCTAACCGTCTGTCTGGTGAGCAATATACCAAGAATATCCAGAATCTACAGTCTCAGGCTGCGTCAATGGGTCGCTATGGGTCTGCTGCTCAAGGTCAACAGCAAATGAACGCTCAGGACGTATTTGCTAGGGCTTTGGCAGAACAGGGCGGTCAGTTGGCATATCAGTCTGCTGAGGCTGAACGTGCTCGTCAGATGGCTGCTGCTCAGGCTGCTCCACAGATGGCTGCTGCTGACTATGCTGATATTCAGCGCCTATTGCAAGCAGGTCAGGCTACAGAGGGTTACAGCCTCCAAGATATTCAAGGTAAGTTAGCGGCTGCAAATATTCCGTTAGAAAGATTGCAACGTGCTGCTAACGTATTCTACGGTGCTCCATTGGAGACTAAGACAACATCTACTCCACAGGGGGGTAAATAATGGGTGCTGCTGCTGCTCCGATGCTCATTGGCTCTGCCATTGGTGCTTTTACTAACAAAGATCCACTCAAGGGTGCTTTATTGGGTGGGTTTATGGGTGCTGCTGGCGGGGCTTTGATGCCGACTCTTGGCGGCCTTGGTAGTACGGCTGCGAATACGGCTGCTACGGCTGGTACTACGGCTGCGTCTGCTTTACCTGCTAATGCTGTACAAGCCTTTACTACAGGCCCAAGTGCTGCAATGCAAGCGGCTAATCTAACGACTGGGCCAACGGGTATTTTAGGCACTGAGGCTGCTAAAAGTGCTGGTAGTGGTATTTTTAGTGCGCCTAGAGCTGTAAATACAGCTATTACCCCGTCATTTGAAAGACCATTAACGCTAGGTATGCCTAATGTTGAGCCTGGTCAGGGTTATCAATACACATTGGGTGATCGATTTAGTCAAATTGGACAGTTTGCACAGCAAAATCCGGTATTGACACAGATGGCATCACAAACAGGTCAGAGCCTACTACAGCAGCCAGAAAGACCGCTTCCTGCTCCTGGACTATTGCGTGGCTCACAGATACCAATGGAAGCTGCACAGTATGACGTAGGTATACCTAAAGTTTCACTTATCTAGGTGATATATGGCAATTACAGATTACATTCCTAACGTATTTGGCTCTGCGACTCCGACAACCTATGAGGGTTTGCTTGGGATGGGGCTTATTACGCCTGAACAAATGGCGCAGACTAAAAGCACAGCCAATATTCAGGGATTGCTAGGTGCTGGTTTGGCACTAGCTCAGGGCATGAGCAAGATCGGGCCTCGTCGTTCTGCTGCTGAGAATATCTTGGGTGCATTGGCTGGTGGCTTTGGTGCTGCTGGTGGTGCGTATCAGCAGGGATTACAGAACATTGTCCAGCAACAGCAATTGCAAAGTGCCGCACTGACACAACAGCAAGCAGCGAATAGATTGAAGGCTATTCAACAAGCTGCTCAACAAAATCCTCAGTTAGCTCAACTGTTTGCTATTAATCCTGAAGAAGCTACCAAGCAAATGCTCGCTATGGAACGAGCAAAGATGTACGGCTTTGGCCCTGATGGTCAAGTTATACAAACGACAACTCAGGCCCCTTCTGCAATGCCGACTGATGGAGCTACTCAAGTTCCAATGACTGCTGATGGTGGTCAAGTTCAGCCACAAGTAAAACCGATGGTTGATCCTGCTAATGTTGCTAAAGCTAATGAATTGCGTAGAAAAGCTGCATTG